CTCATTTAATACTGACCGACATATACGATGTTTTTTGGAAAAAGGAGGTTTTGAATGAATATGAGCAAACATACAGAAAAATTGGAACTTATCGACATATATAAACTAATACCCTATGCCAACAACGCCAGAACGCACAGCGACGAACAAATCAAAAAGATACAGGCCAGTATTCGAGAGTTCGGATTTATTAACCCTGTACTGATTGATAAAGACTGCGGCATCATCGCAGGACATGGGCGAGTTGAAGCTGCAAAGCGTGAGGGCATGACGAAAGTGCCGTGTGTATGGGTTGAGCATCTGACCGAGGCGCAGAAAAAGGCATATATATTGGCGGATAATAGATTGGCAGAGATGGCCGGATGGGACAACAATATATTAAGAATCGAGTTGACAGAACTAAAGGAAATAGATTTTGACATAAACATAACAGGCTTTGAGGATGAGGATATCCCACAAAAAAACATTATCGACATCGACGAAACGCTAATGGAGCTAGATATGGAAACTGCCATTGAAAAACCTCTTTGGGCGACCATCCGCACACAGCCCGAAAACAAAGAAAAGCTGGAGCAGGCTCTTGGCATCCTTGAAAAAAACGGAATAAGGGTGGAACGAAGTTATGAAAAGTAAAGTGTGGGGCAAGACCGACAACTCAATGGAAGAAGAAAAGGCGGCTATGAGGGTTAAATATCTACCGAAAAACGCATCGGTCCTTGACTGTTTCTGTGGAATGGGTGAAATGTACAAACGGGCATACAAAGGCCGGGTTAAGCACTACCACGGAATAGACAAAGAAAAAATTCATAATCCGGACATATGCGAGATACAGAACAACCTAACATACATCAAAAAAAACAAGCTCGACCAATACAATGTGTTTGACCTTGACGATTACGGCTCGCCGTGGAAGCAATTATATCTCATCGTCAAGAAAATCCCGCCCGGGGAATATACGTTTTTTATAACTGATGGCCTTGTCATGCATCAAAAAGTAGACGGTCAGGTCACAAAGTTTGTGTCGGGCACGGAACATATCCCAAAAGAAATGAACCTGCCGGGCATTAACCGGTTCTATCCAGACATATTTGCAACAATGCTGAAAGACCTGGAACACCGCTATAACTGCGTAGTACGGTTTGCAAAATATTTTCACAACGATAGACGCTCAGTTTACTACTGGGTGGTCAAAATATGTAAAAATATAACAGAAGAAACCCGCAAAGCCTGATAAATGCCATATAGTACAATCGTTTTAATTTTTCTTAACTCTACAATGTATCGTTACAAAAAACTACGAGGCTACAAAAGAGCATATATGGAGCGAAATTAAGAAAAACAAAGCAAATAGAAGTAATATAAAGCATGAATGAGCTAATTTAAAATAGTGTTGCATAAACCTCCAATTTGTGATATAATAGAAAGAAATGGAGGTTATTCAAATGAGTGGTAAACTAAAAGTTATTTACGAACCGAGGGGACGTGCGAGGGAATATTCCGCATTAGCGGTGAACCTCTATTCTGGTTGCAGCCACGGGTGTAAATATTGTTATGCTCCAGACTGCATGAGGCGAGACCGCAACGAATTTTACGACAAACAATCAGGGAGAGCCGACATATTAAACAAGATTCAATACGATTGTAAAATACTCGCAGGAACAAAAGAACGTGTATTGTTATGCTTCACTTGCGACCCATACCAGCATCTGGACGCAACAGAACAGCTGACCAGAAAAACCTTGTGGATGTTTAAACTATACAATATACCATTCCAGGTATTAACAAAAGGTGGACATCGTGCCAAAAGGGACTTTGACCTGTATGCTAAAAAGGATGCATTCGCAACAACGCTTACATTTATGGACCCGGATAAAAGTTTGTACTATGAGCCAGAGGCGGCCCTACCGGAAGACAGAATAGAAACCATAAAGGCAGCAAAAAAACTAGGGATAGAAACATGGGTATCCTTTGAGCCTGTGTTAAATGATGATGAAGTATTCAAATTATTAGATTCAACTCATGAATATGTTGACTTGTATAAAGTTGGAAAAGTAAGCCGATTCAAGACGGACAAGGAAATCAACTGGAATAGGTTCGCGTACGAAATAGTCAACAGGCTTGAAAAATTAGGCAAAAACTATTACATCAAAAACGATTTGAAAAAGCACTTAAACGCAAAGGCTGTATAAAAATAACAGCCTGAAAGCCTGATAAATGCGGCATAGTACGGAAGGAGAAAAACCCTGACGGAAAAGCCGCTTTTTAATGCGCAAAAACAGTCATAAAAAAGTGCTAAAAGCCTGGAAGTACCGAGTTTACTGCATAGCAACGGCTTGTTTACAGTGATTCTATACAAACAATTACTACAAACTATCGCCACGAAAAAACTACGAGGCTACAAAAGAGCATATATGGAGGGGTGGAACAATGGCATTAGACCTTAATAAACAAGCGCAAGAAATTCTTAAAATAGCGGAGAAACACGGCGTTGAACAAAACTTTTTTTTCATAACGACGTTCAAACGGTATCAGGTTCAGATAAGCATTCTGAACGACTTGGAAAAAAGCATCAAGCAGGATGGAACGCTCGTCACAAAAGAATATGTGAAAGGCCGGGAAAATATCTACACGCATCCTGCAATCACGGAGTACAACAAAACAGCAAACGGAGCGAATCAGACAGTACAAACACTGATGAAGATTATCACAACGCTTCGTGATGAAAGCAGCGACAGTGCCGAGGAGCTGATGGCGTTTATCCGAGGCGAATAAGGCGAGTGAGATGGTGTGAATTATGTAAAAGAGTATTTAAGAGCAATACAAGACGGGTCCGAGGTTGTCGGGTTAAAGATAAAGACACTATATGAGCGCGAGTGTGCATGGATGGATAACCCGCCTTTTGAATGGCGCTTTGACGAGGCAATCGGGGAAAGACCGATAAAGTTTATAGAAAAATTCTGCCGCCACTCTAAAGGTAAATGGGCTGGCAAGACAATCAAGCTGGAGTTATTTCAAAAGGCAGCGATACAGCTTGCATATGGATGGGTTGACAAAAACAACAAACGGAGGTTCCGGGAGGTTGTTTTTTTGATTGGCCGGAAATGCGGAAAGTCAACACTAACAAGCGGCCTGTCGCTGTTTATGCTGATGGCAGATGGCGAGGCGGGGGCTGAGTGCTATACTGTGGCAAACAAGCTGGATCAGGCGAAGCTTGTATTTAATGAGTGCGTGAATATGCGCCAGCAATCACGGCAGATTAAGATGCTGACAAAAAAGCGCCAATCGGATATATACTTTCCCGCGACAATGTCAACATTAAAGGCGATTGCGTCGGATACAAAAACAATGGACGGCCTGAACAGTAATTTTTTCAGCCTTGATGAATTTCATGAGGCGCGGGATTCAAAGGTTTACGATGTAATGATTCAATCCCAGGCCGCAAGGGAGCAGCCGCTTGCATGGCTGATATCCACGAATGGATATGTTCGGGAAATGTTTTTTGACGATAAGTACAACTATTGCGCGAAAGTTGCTTTATGGGAACCGGGCTTCGAGGATTATCGTCTATTGCCACTTATATATGAGCTGGATGAGCGCGACGAATGGGCAAAACCTGAGTGCTGGGCAAAAGCGAATCCCGGCCTTGGAAAAATAAAAAGCATAACCACACTGGCGGAGAATGTGGAGAAAGCAAAGAGAGATTCGACATTCCTCCCAACAGTGCTCACGAAGGATTTTAACATTCCGGAGAACTCAAACGCTGCATGGCTGCCGTACGAGGCGTGTGTGAATGAAAAGGTTGTACCGATTGACTACTTGAAAAAATCTTATGCAATCGGCGGGTGCGACCTGTCGGCAACAACCGACTTAACGTGTGCGACATTGCTGATACGGAAGCCGAATGATGATAATTTTTATGTCCTGCAAAAATACTTCCTGCCGGAAAGCAGGATTGATGACGTTGAACACAGCAACAACCGAGAAGCACCATATAGATTATGGGCAGAG